AGCATCAGTGAAGGCCATCTGACGGATGGCGAAGATGTCGGGAGAGACGTACTCGTCAACCTGTGTGAAGGGGTTGAAGAGCTTAACCCAAGGCCAGTACACAGCAGCGTAAGAGCTATTCAGAGCGGCTGTACGACCTTCTGCCGCGCCGTTAGACCAAGCAATCGCGTTCTGCGGAGAGCTAATACCAAAGGGCGGGTTGGTTACAAAGAGATACTCCTGAGAGGTCTCAGCGATCGAGACGGCGTTGTTTACAATGTTCTGCTCTGTGCAGCCAGGAATGACGAGCAGGGAGATATCGACATCCTCTTTGAGGTAAGAGTAGATACCAGTGTTTTGCGCGGCGTTACCGATGACAGCCGCCCTTACATCATCGTCGGAAAAGGTCTTACCACTCAGATCGCCATTCACGCCGCCTGCAAAGCTGTAGGTTCCGTCAACAAGTTTGGCGTAAACAAAACCTGAGGGGGCGCCGCTTGCATTTGTCCCTGAATTGTTAACTGCTGAGAGAGTATCAGTTCCGTTTTCACCGAACCCACCGCCCCATGCAGAGGGTAAAGTCCAAAGAACATCATCGCGGTCAGCGTTATCGACAGCGAATTCGCCAATGATGTAATCAGAGGTTTTGTTTGTTTCGTCTGTAGTGCTGTTGATAACAGCCTCGGGGTTCAGGTCAATTCCTGTGGTATCCTTAACTAGCTGGACTCGGTTAGACTCTTCAGCACCACCGCCAATCAACAAGTTGAATGTGGTGTCTGCGGCCTGAGAGGCTACTACGCTATCTTGAAGACCTGTAGTTTTTAGACCGTAAGAGGTAACTAGAGAACTGTAGTTATACCCAGCACCAGGGTACAGGGTGCGTGTAACGTAGGCTCCTCCTGAGGGGTCATCGGGGATGAGGGTAAGGGCAGAGCTAGTAACCCCGCCACTACCATCGCCCGACCCGACGTAGCCAAAGCCGCCGTGCGAGCTAAGGGCTACTGAGTTGGTTGCAGAGAAAGCAGTAGCGTCAAAACTTGCAAGATCTGAGATGGCCGTGCCCGCAGGAATGCTTGGGAATGCGGAGTCGTGCTGCCAAGCGTAAACCTTTACGGTCGCGCCAGAGCCTGCATAGCTTCCAATGAAGTCCCCAGCCGAAGCAGCGGTCTTACGGAAACTGAAGGGTGAGGTCGGGCTAGTTGACTGGTTTACAGCCGTTGCTACAGCGTCTGCTGCCGTCGCACCAGAGAAGTAAGAACTCGCCTGAAGAACGCTCACGAACAGAGGGGTAGTTGTTTTCGAGTTACCCGCACCGTCTTCTACCTCAATGGCGAAGAAGCTGAACTTATCGGGATCAAGATCCTGGGCTGTGGTAACGTGAGGGCAGTTACCAATGTGAACAGCGGCGTCGGCTACCGCCGCAAGATCTGTGTTCACGCGAGTGAAGTATACCGTGTTTGTGCGATCAAGAATGTGATACGCACCAATTAGACCTTGACCACCTTCGACATCATCGGGGCGACCAAAGGTAGTGAGTAATTGGTCAGCATTGGTGATGAGGGTTGCCTTTCCGGTAGGACCTTGAGAGGCGAAACCCATTACACCAACGTTTGTTGAGTTTAGAGAGGGGCTGTAGTCTGACCAGTCCTTCTCAATTACATAGACTCCGGGGCTTACATATGCGGGCATTTTAGTGTTCTCCTATTAGACGTTTGTAATCTTCACCATTTGGCGTTGCTCGATATTCCGAATGAGTTGAGTAACGGCGTTAGCGGGAATGACGACAGATTTCTTGGACTCCAACCAAATGTGGTCGTACTGTCCAGAGGGTTGGCGTGCAACAATCTCAAGACCTTGGTGAGTTAGGTTTTTGATTTTTACGTGATTGGTCATTAGATTTACCTCTATTGTATTTAGACAGGATAGTGTCCAGGTAACGTAGATTTTTTTAACTTGATTTAGGCAAGGGGGCTCCTTTACCTAGAAAACTTTCCAATGTCTCAAGACCGTTTGTCTCTTCGAGGTAGACCTCGTAGTTCATCGTAACGATTTCTCCTGTATTGGTAAACTTAAAAACCTTGCTTGGTATGTAAGATTCCACATTGAAACGAACGATCCTTTTGAGAACGCGATCTTTTTTATCACCAATGTCTACCTGAAAAGAATCAGACACATCCTTGATGAAGGACTGGTAGACTTCATCAGGTCGAATATCAATCGGAAGGTTAGGACGGAACTTGAGAAGTACCTGCTCCGTAAGTTGGTTCACCTCTTCGACGTACTTACCCCAGATATTGACAGCGAAGGATAAGTTTGCTGCCACAGGCGCAAGCGCCATGTAACGCACGGCTCTCTGCTTATCAGAAAGCCAGTACTTTTTTTCGACCAAAGCCTCCATGGGCTTTCTACGATCATTGGCAAGTTCAATGCCATCTAGTTGCAAAGACAGAAGAGGTAGCTGAGTAGACTTACCCTCCATGATCTTAGCGATGGCTCGCTCAGGGTTGGCGTAAATGATGTCTACAGTACGCAGCGTCTCATCGCCTTTCAAAACTTGAAGGTCGCCAAAAAGCTCTTTGATTCGTCGTGTAAATGCGCGATAGAAATCAGGCTTTTGAAACGTTGCAGTGTCTCGCAATGCCTGCATCTCATCACGGATCGCATCAATTGTCCAGTATGCGCCAGCCATTAGTACACCTCATCCTGCGGGAAAGCTTCATCTGTGCGAAGAATATCTTCATCGTCGCGAAGGACCCTTGCAGCACAGCTTAGATGATAAACGCCATAAACATCGAACTGATCTTCTTGAACCTCGAAGACTTCGTACTTGAGGTTTTGGAACTGAGGCTGTAGAATATCTCCTGGGATGAGAGGGCGTCCAACAAGTTTCTCGATATAACTTTTGTTAAACGTAAAGATCTGCTCGCTAGTAACTTCGATGCCAAACTCAGTAAGGTTTTCTTCTAACGCCTGAGGCTCGTAATGGCCTTGAAGTACGACGGGGGTATTAGAGATCGTCTTCTGGGAAGCCTCTCCATACAGATCGTCAGCCATACTCTCTCGCCGGAAAAACTTATACAGCAGAATCTTGGAGCCACCAAGACGAATAAGCTCGTCGTCCACCATATTAAACAGTTCAATGTCGGGGTTCTCCAGGTCGTATAGATTCAACATATCGTTGAACTCCGACGCGGTGTCCCCTACGATTTCATGATTCGTTCTGAACTGTTTTCTTTTCGACATTAGAAGGTACTAAATGCGGGAGGCTCTTCAATCTCGGTCATTAGCTGCTCGACAAGTTGCTCTTGCTCTTTATTGCCTTGTTCTATCAAAGCATCGCCGTTCAACGTCGCGCCTCCAGCAGGAGAAGGCAACTGCTGATACTTACCGCGAATCTGTCCCAGGATCACCTTGCAGATAGCAAGGCTGAATCGCTGAATCCAGTTAACAAAGTATGGGTGCAGAGAAGTACTATCAATCGCCTTGAACTCCACAAGAACTTCTTCAGCAATGGTGGGAGGAGGTGCGATGTTTAGATATTTATTGTTTACAATATTAAACGTACCGTCGTTACCGAGAATCTTTCTCATCATCTCCAGGTGTGAGATGGTGACATAGTAATCTCCTACAGAGAAATCCCTGAATAAGAAGTTATCTTGAAAGTACTTGATAAAGAAATCAAACTCTAGAGTTCCATTACCTTGGCTGAGACTTAAAAGATTCTTTCGGTATACTGCGTTTCTAAAGTTATTTGTTACTACCGAAGGTAGTTCGTACAAAGAAATACCGCTCCTAGTCGCAAAGGTGCAGAATTGAGTACACCAGTCAGGTGCATGGTAGTCTAGCTTTGAGATAGCCTCGTCAATTGCCGTCTGGATCTGAAAATCCGTAAGCTCCACTCGAACAACAGGAAAGCCTAAGCGGGCTAAAACAAAATCTTTAATCGACTCATAGAAATCTGAGAAATGGGCCTCATTCTTAAATCGACGACGATTCATATTATCGTAATCGACATCGCCAGGATAGTCCCATTGCTCTAGGATCGAATAACTTCCGCTCACTTGACCGAAAGTATTGCCATACCTAGTTTGAGGTTTGAAGGGCCTATAACTCATCTACTCACTCCTTCTCAGTAGTGGTCTTGCGGCGGCGAGCTTTTGTCGTTTTTTCTACGGTGGTTTCTTCAGTGGTAGTTTCGGTTACAACAGGGGCTTTGGCTTTAGCGCCTTCAACTTTAACGAAGCTAGGAGTTGAAACAAGCTCATCCAGTTCAAGGGTGCAAAGACCGTCCAGTGTAACTACGCCTTTGGATGTCCATAACCGAACGGGCGTTTGTTGGGTGTTAATATATTTCATAACATATCCTCCAATGTATATAGAGAAATAAAGAGAGCCGCACTTGAAAAAGCACGGCTCTCTTATTAGTTAGTTAGTGGGGATTACTCAGGAGTTACCACCAACAGCACCCGGACGGAAGAGGAAGTTGCTACCCGCACCGATGATTCGGATGATACGGAAGAAGCGAGACTCGGGAGTCACAGCAGCCTTGCCGTAGCGAGTGAGCAGACCCTTGCGGGGCT